TTGACTTACTACCTCAAGAGCAATTTGATTTGACGCAATTTTGCACATCCGAGGATCATGCCGTGAAGGTCGCTAAATACTTTATTGCCTTGAGGAAACTTGTTACTCACACCATTAACTTTTCAACAACACTTGAAGGCTTAAATATCGTTGCAGGGTCTTATATCAAAGTTGTGACAGAAGCTAGCCCATATAACCCAGCTAACAATGGAACGATTAGCAGCTCTGGAGTTATTACTAGCGTAGAGGACTTGGCGGATGGGCAATATCAGGTTTCATATTTCCACACTGGATCCAATGATGTCGAGGATGGCTTAATGACCGTCAGCAATGGACGAGTGGGAGACCCTTTGTTTCATGATTCCGTGTTTACTCTTAGAAACGATACTGTTTCTAGAAACATCTATGTTGTTGAACAACTGACCTTCTCAGATCAAGGAACAGTTGATATTGTGGCATCAGAGCATCCCTGCGATGATGACGACAGGAGCGAGCTAGCATCCTTAGTAACGTCTGATAGTTTCCGAATCTTCTAATGCCTTTCCCCAATCTTGTTCCTACTGCACGAACGTTTGAATCTGGAGACTATCCAGTCAAGACGTTTAAGGCGCAGAATGGTGCTGAGACACGGATTCTGTACGGCAGCAATCGCACGAATATGAAGCTGTCGCTGACATATGCAAATATCTTTGATGCTGACGCAGAGCAATTCTTAGATCATTACGACGAGGTTCAAGGCACCTTTCAGACCTTTAGCATTGGCGACAGCGATTTTGCGCGTGGTGGCTGGGAAGGTACTCCAAGCGCCTTAGGGCCAAAAGCTTCAGACAACAAATACAGATACGAGAGCCCGCCACAGGTTGTGCAGGTGCGTCCTGGAGTCAGCAGTGTTACAGTGAACCTGATTGGTGTGCTCTGATGTCTTACTACACCGGAAGACATGGAAGCCTATTGCTTGATGGCAACACGATTGCTCAAGTACAGAACTGGTCAGTCAGTTCATCTGTATCTTTGTTGAGCATCAAGACGCTTGCAGAAACTGATGATCGCTTTATTGCCGATGGTCGCACAACCACTGGCAGTTGTCGTGTGCTTTATTATCAAGAAACGCCAGGCATAAAAGGCAGCAACAATGCTAGTACATTTATCAATAAAGTAATTAAGGCAAGGGAAGTAGGCGGAGACTTTTATCAAGGCGCTACGCTTGCACAAGGCCCTGATGGCACGAATCGATCTAGTTTAAGGTTGAAAATTGATGATGGAACGGATGACGGACTTTATATTGAAATGCGTGTAATTATAACGAACATTACAATGACAATGGCAGTTGGTGAGGTTTTGGCTGCTGATATTACGTTCCAGTCTCATGGAGCACCACAGTTCGTCAACATCTAATGAGCGTTTATCTTGGCACGTTTGGGAAGGTTGAGCTCAAGCGTAAGCTTGACGGCAGGCTTGTTGGCAAGATCAATGGCAACGACGTAAACACAGCCGAAAAACGATTTAGCTTTGATTTTGACCAAGGCCAGTTGATAACAGGAGACAGAATAACAATTAAAGAAATTGACGGCAATGCGTTAGATTTTATTAGTAGTTACACAGATTCAAGTGTTACTAAATACATAAATGTTGACGAGGTCGGTGGCATAAGACTTTACAACAGCTTTGCAAATGCAGTGAATGGCGGCACAGCAAATGCTACGGCGTTAAGCACAGGCAGCAATCTCAATGTTCAAGTGACCATTGAAAACAAACGCCGCCTGTTGGCGCAGGTCAGCAGTTATGAAATTAACACTGAGCGCGAAAGTGTAGACACAACTGTGTTGTCAGATAACTTCCGGCAACGAATCAGCTCTTTGATCTCTGGGTCGGGTCGTTTCAGTGCGTTTTGGGAATACGCTGGGGATGACAGCAGTGAGCTTCCAAATTATTTATTGCAACTAATTCTACGGACAAAAGTTGGCAGTAATTTTGCCGCACGTTTGTATATTAAAGACAGCAACTATAATCCAAGTGGTGTTGCTATAAGAAACAATGACCAGCTTTATTACAAGGTTGAAGGTATAATTACTGCTGCTGCTGTGCAGTTTTCCCCCAGCGACGCAGTTCAGATTACGGCAGATTTTATTACTACAGGTCCGGTTGAGCTAAAAGTTGATCTTGAAGTGCCGTTTGCTTTGACGCAAGAAGATGGCGGCAAACTTCTTGAAGATGATAGCTCTCAGGAGATTGGCATTGTCGGTTCTGGCACAAGCTAGTAACCGCTTGCTAAGCTAGGCCAAGACAATCCTAGCGCAACATAGCTTAGGAGCTTCAAATCATGGCTGACCTAAAAATAAGTGAGCTAGAAGCTCTTGCTGGGGCGGACCTTGCTAGTAACGACCTGCTGGCTACTGTTGACACCAGTGCTAGCGAAACAAAGAAACTAACGATCAGCGATTTGATCGCTAACGGCGTCACACTAATCAGTGATGACACGATTCCTGGTGCAAAGATTCTTTTTTCTGCTGGTGATATTGCTACAGCAGATATTTCTGATTTGGCGGTTACTGCGGCAAAAATTGCTGACAACGGTGTTACAGCCGCAAAACTTGCAGACGAATCAACAGTTGACCTAGTTACAACGCTACCGGCCTCTGGAGCATTTACGGGGCAGCTTGCTTTAGATACTGACGACAATAAGCTGTACGTTTGGAACGGAAGTGCATGGGCCAGCCTGCTAGCCGCTGGTTCAATCAATACCATCACTGGTAGTACAGTTGGTGTTGTTGACATTGTTGCTACTACCACTGGTGACAGCGTTGCGATTTCTGCAAGTGTCAACGACTCTTCTGCCGCTAATCAATTTCTCGCTGGGCCTACAAGTGCCGGTGGTGCGCTTGCATATCGAACGATTGATGGAAGCGATCTGCCGGTCGCCACGACAAGTGCAAAAGGTGGTGTGGTTGTTAATGCGGAAGGTCTCCGCATGGATTCAAACACGATTGAAATTGACAATGACGTAACTGCTAGTTCAACGCATCATGTCGTTACGTATAACGCAAAGGGTCTTGTTACTGGCGGTCGCGTGCTGGCTGCAGCAGATTTACCGGCTGCGACTGCTGCTGCAAAAGGTGCAATCATTCCTGGAACTGGATTATCAGTTGATGCGGCTGGGAACCTTGACCACAGCAATACAGCGACAACAGGTACGTTTACCAAGGTTACGATCGATGCACAGGGGCACGTCACGACTGGTGCGACATTAGTTGCGGATGATGTTCCAGTTCTGCCAGCATCGAAGATCACTACGGGCACATTTGGCTCTAGTTTGCTTTCTACATCTGCAGTTACCGCACCAAAGCTAGCTGACGAATCGGTTACTAAATTTGGCGGTGCAGACGCTACAGATAACGTCGTTACGTTTCCCGACGGCGATTTCAAAGGTCAGTTCTTTTACGACGAGAAAAATGAAGACCTTTATGTTTATACGGGCACTTCTTTCGTCCCAATCACAGTTATCAGCGGCAATCTTGTCAATGCTGGAACATACAATGCAAGCACGAATCTAATTTCATCGGTCACGACTGCTGGCTCTGCTGCTGGCTTTACAGCAGGTAGTGCGCTTCCGACGCCCGCGACAGTCAACCTGAATTACTACGTTGTTGTTGATACGAGTGGAACGGGATCTGGTGCTGCACCTGCAGTGTCACTAGCACCACCTGACATGCTGATCTCGCTTGGTGCGGGATCCACGTTCCAGTTGGTCGATGTGAGTAATGCCATTGCTGGTCAGACCGCGGCAAATATCAGCGCCGTTCCAGCTGGGTTTACGTCAACTGATGTGCAAAGTGCATTGCAGGAGATTCATTCTAACAAACTGGCGTTAGCTGGTGGGACGCTGACGGGTAATTTGAACTTAGGTGATGGCGTTGTCATTGTCTTTGAAGGTGCAACTGGTGATGACTATGAAACCACAATTACTGTTACCGACCCAACCAGTGATCACACAATCACTTTCCCGGATGTAACAGGCAATGTTGTAACGACTGGTGACACGGGAACTGTTACGAGCACGATGATTCTGGATGGCACGATTGCCAACGCAGACATCAGTGCAAGTGCTGAGATCGCAGTTAGCAAGCTGGCAAACGGTACTGCCCGTCAACTGCTGCAGACTGCTTCTAACGGCACTGACGTCGAGTTCACCAGCAATATCGATATCCCTGGAACGCTGGATGTTACTGGTGCGGTGACGTTTGATTCGACGCTGCAGGTTGTTGGGAATATCAGCACTGACGCCAGTTTGGTGTTTGAAGGTGCAACTGCTGATGATTTTGAGTTGACGCTAAGTGCTGCTGATCCTGCGGCTGACGTTACCGTCACGATTCCTGCAAGCACTACAACCCTTGCCGGTCTTGCTGTTGCTCAGAGCTTTACGAAGGCGCAGCGTGGTGACGTTGTTTCGTTGACCGATGCGGCAACCATAGCGGTTGATTTAAGTTTGGGAAATAATTTTGCGGTCCAGCTCGGTGGCAACAGGACATTAGGCGATCCAACAAATGTGACTGCTGGTCAATCGGGTGTGATCGTGGTGACGCAGGATGGTACGGGAAGTCGTACGCTTGCATACGCGGGAACCAAGTGGAAGTTTGCTGGTGGAACGGCTCCGACTTTGACGACGACGGCTAGTGCTGTTGACGTTCTTGCCTACTATGTGGAGAGTGCGACCCGTATTACGGTCACTTCACTGCTGAACGTCTCATGA